TTATCCGAGCTGCACGCTGCGGCGCATGCCCCGCGAGAGCGGCAATGAATAGCCGATCAGGCACATCTGGTCTAGTGCAAAGAGGACTACCGATTCAAACCCTTGGCCCTCGGCGAGCCGCACTTCCTTGAGCCACGCGGTGGATGAATCGCCGACGCCTACCAGATGACTCCGCTGCGATGGGGTGAACCCCAGGCTGTTTACGGAATCCATTGATACAAGGCACATATCTAAATTGCGGTCGTAAGTGTAAGTGAAGCACTCCGTCTTAAGACAATTCAGATTAGCGGGAGTCCAGTCGGTTGTTGGATAGTTGATGACCTGGGTGAGCGGGAAATTGTTCACGTCGGGAGGATAGAGCACCTCGAAGCGGCAGGTCGGATAGGTGGCGCGAACGAAAGCGCGGATCTGGGCGGTGAAGCTGCCAATCAGGCCCGGAAGGAAGGCAGCCTCCTGAGGAATTGTCGTGGGATCCACGGTGTTGCTCGTGATCACCGTCATGGCTCGGCCGAACTCCGTTTGAAATGTGCTGGTAGTGTACGCGTCGTAGAACGGCATCCCCGAAACAGCGTCAGGTATTGAGGTAACGTTGGGAAAATACCACCACTGCACTTCGCCGAACTGCAGATAGGGCGTCAGGCCGGCGGCGTTCAGCACGGTAGCCATGTCCAGGTACACCTGTTGCCAAAAAGTTGCGCTGGTGGGCGAGAAGTTGGTTTGTAGCGAGGGAGTGGTGAGCAGCGCCGGGGTTTGATCGGGGTAACGTTGCGCGACGCTGGCGCCAACCGATGGATCGCCGTTACCGAGTTCCATGCTAAACGACGCGGTTGCATCGAATCCATACCCTTTGAGCGCTTGAAAGTAACTCTGGCTCCAGTCGCGGACGGCGCGGTTCAGGCGGGGTATCGCCTCCAAATCGGTGTACCAGTTACCATCCACGCCGCCCGAAAAAGTAGTAACTCCCGAGGTCGTGGTGGTTCCAGATATCGTGATTGTTAGGTCGGTGGTCGCAGCGCTGGTCGCAATGGTGATCGCGTTGCCGGCTGTGCCCATGGTGCGCGAATAGATTGTGAGCTGACTGCCGCTGGCCTGCGCCCATACCGCCGTGTAGCCGCCGTTCAGCAAAAGCGCAAACGCTATCGCCAGGGTTTCGGTGGTGTCGCCGATGAGATTTAAATGCTCAATCGTGGTGTCGGTTGAAGACGGTTGACCGTATGTGCCCAGAATGATCTGCGTAGTAAGATTCGGATCCGGAGATCCAGAGAACGTAATTGTGGCGGACGCGTATTGCTGGCCGGCGCAGATCAGTTCGTAAAACCACAGCGCGCCGACATAGTGATTCACGCGCGCCTGGAAGCCGAGGGAGTAGATCATCCACGCCGTGCGCTCCGGCGCCAGTGCAAGAGAGTGCTCCGTATCCCAGTCCGTGGCTGCAGCAAGTTTCAACTCGCTGCTCTCTGTGGGCAAATCCGTTGCCGGGATGGCGATCTCGAAAAAGTCAAAATAGAAGGCAGTTCCAGAGGCGCCGTCGTGGGTTACTGTCACTGTGTGGGTTCCAGGAGTGGGTTGGCCTAGCAGGGTCCGGATCAGAACGTCCTCGCCGGCAAGCTCTAAGTTCACGGTAGACGGCGTGCCTCCATCGACAACAATAGAAATCAACGTGCCCCCGTCCAGCAGTCGGGTTCCTAAGTAAAGTGAGTGGTTTTGCGAAGACGTGTAAGTGCAACTAATAGTCGATCCAGGCACGCTCGTGGAATGAATGGTGCCTCCGGAGAAGTTCCCGCCGGAGCTAGTCCAAGTACCGGTATATTGCACTTGACTCGAATCGTCTTCGATGCGCAGGCTTCCGGGGCCAGCGATCGAGTAACCCTGCCCTCTGCCAGTGACTGTCCAGTTCGATACCACCACTTGAAATTCACTGCGAACGAAGGCACCGGCTTGCAGGTCTGCCGAATAGGTCCATCGCAGCTTGCGAATCGCGCTGGCGGGAACGACGCCGAGCACGGGATCGGACAGCGACGCGAACGGCAAGGTAATTTGCCATTGTGATGGCGACGTTCCGCCAGAAAACGGCTTCGAAGGCGCGTCCCACTGTTCTGTCTGGCTGCCCGACACATAACTGTATACGCCAATTCGATTCCCATTGGAGCCGGTGGTGCTACTTGTAGGCAAGCCCGTACCAAGGTAGGTAATCGTGATGGTCGTTCCGGTAAACGCTGCCTGCATCGTCGTCGAAAACGCATTGATTCCCTCAACAATGTTCTGAATCGCGAAGGCCAGCGAATCGCCGGTGTTTAATTGATAAGGGTAGTGCTCCGACAGAAATGCTAGTCCGACATAATCTCCCACGGTTGCAGTTCCACCCAGGGTGAACTGCACGGTGGCGGATTGATAACTCCCCGCGATCGGAGTCGCATAACTCGTCAGCGGGATCTTGTAGATTTGTTCGCCGCTCCCGTTGTTGGCCCAGATTCGCAGCGTCGGCCAGTCCACCGTGGGAAATAAGTCGGAATCAAGTGGAATGCAATTCTCTCTCGTTTCCTGGTAACTCAACGTCAATCCGCTAAGATCGCCATCAGGCAGGTAGCGAAAAGCGGGATGTTCGAATACGTTGTCGCGATTCCACTCAATCACCGCCCAATCGAACTGCTGGCGCCACGTACCTGATACGGTATACCCCACCGCGCTGGTCGCACTGAGTGCGGCCACAGCCGACGGCTCAAGGAAGTAGCATTGCAAATCCCGGTCGGGTTGTAACTTTTGCAAAGTCTCGGGCATGCTCAGAGTGCCTAGAGTCGAATGGTCACGGTTAGATTGCTACCGGGTGCTGTGTCTCCGGTGGCTACGACCGACGTAATGTTCAGGCCAATCAGCGCTTGAGCCTCCAGTGGCCCGAGCGCGAAGCCATTTACTACATTCGACACAGTTGTGCCGGTGGGGATTGTAAGTTCGCAATACACCACACCGTTCTGGGTCACTTGCATGACCACCGGCGCGGCGGCCGGGGCATCCTGCACCACAGCATATACATCGCGCACGGAGCACGATGTCGGGACCACAAGCGGAGGCGCCGCGTTGGTTTGAATCGCCAAAGGCCCCTCCACTTGAATTGTCAGCTGGCCGCCCAGAAGACTTCGCAAGCCCAAATCCGTGGTGTTCGTAAACGATTCGGCGGCTACAGTACTGTTTCCCCGCGAGTTAGTCATGAATACCTCGGCAGCGGCAATCCGGACGTCGGGAATCGTGATGGGAAATGCATAGCTGCCACTTGCCGGGCTCCCAAAGAAGTCCTCAGCGAAAGGCAGGACGAAAATCTTCTTCTCAAGAAGGTAGACTCCCGTGGAGATCGTGTGAGCCGCCGCGGTAGTGCCGTGAGAAGCGCGGGTGACAGGAACGGTTGTGCTAGTCGTCAGGTTCTGCTGGATCACCATCACTTCGCCGTCAATCTGCACCAGATCTCCGATGGCCGCTGATACCGCGGTGGCGACAGTGAATGAAGTATCTGTCGTGCCTATTGCAGCGCTCAGCAAAATGGATGATGGCCCCAGCAATTCATCCCAATAGCCGAGCGTTAATGTGCCCGCGCTGATGGATCGCGTATTGGTCAAGTCAGTGAAAGCGATCCCCAGGACCTCAATTGCTCCGGTCCCGATTGAGTAGAGACCGAACACCGGTTGTGCTGAAACATCGGTGTCCAGAGCCTGGCCGGTCGCGCCCAAGATTGTCCATCGCGTGAGAGGGGACAATGCGTACGAGCACTCTTCGTCGACGACGTTCGCAGCGCGGCCAGAAATATGAACCGTCACTCCTTCGCGATTCGGCACGGCAAAAGACACCGGCGACGCAATGCTCGAAGCTCCGAACTGCCAAGCCGACTCGGCTATTAGGAAAGAGCTCGTCGTATCCGGCTGTATGCTCCATTGAGTCGCGATGGTAAGCGTACTCGCCGTATTGGCGCTTATGGTCCGCTCCTGCCCTGCTCCGGTCCCGGTAGTGATTCGCACCGTGGCGCCGTTGTACAAATTCAGCAACATGTTTAGCGTGCTGTTGCCAATGGTGGTCGCGGAGCTAATGTTGACAGCCTCGGGAGGTTGGAGCTCCAAGCGCCAGTAGAAATTGGCGTGATCGTAATTGTAGTCTGGAGGGCCCTGCAAGGCCGCAGTCAGTCCCGAGTCGACAAACTGACCCGCGATCGCAACATTGCTCGCGATCCGCAAGATCTGCGTAGGGTTGGGACCGCGATAGACATCAAAGGAAGCGGCAGTCGATGAAAAGCTGAGACTCACAAGAGTTACTTGGTTTGTGCTTGTACCCGCCGGCACGTTCGCCATTGCGACAAATGAGAGTCCACTTTCAGCCCCATTCGCATCCACGGCGCTAAGTCCGTAATAGAATGCTTGTGCCCCCGCCAACGTCCCCCCCGTGTCAGTTACTTGAGGGTTGAGCCCCAATAAAGGGATGCCCGCCGCGCTGGCTTCAGGCTTCGCCGGCGCCGAGAAGGAGACCGACAGATTCGTGGTGACGCTGCCATCCGTGCTGGTGGTTTCAGTTTCCACGATTCCAAACTGCTCCACGCCGTTGCTATCCAGCACACTGCCCACCAGCGGTCTGGGAAGCCCGACGTCGAAGTCCTCCTGTCGCCCTAAGCCCGCAGTGCCAGAGTTGACGGCAGTGTACCAAGCGTCATCATGGATCTGCGCAGTGATGACAGCAGTGAGAAAATTGACCCCGGGCGACAGCTTAGTGATTCGGAATGGCTGCCGGCTAAAGCCCTCTCTCGCGTAAGTCAACGTGATGATGTCGCCCGGTCTTAACCCCACCCCTTTCACGCTGGTTTCAAATTGAACATACGTATTGCCGTTCACCGATTTGTATAACTGCAGCGCCGCCGCTCGGTTGGCCTGATCGAAGTTTGGGAGTCCGAGTGCTGTTAGCGCAGTCGTAACATTCTGGCCTGTTACCACGAAATCGTCGATGTCCACCAACGATAGGCTGTCTTGCTGGTAATCGTTGAATTCATCTTGGAATTCAACTGTATACCGGTTCGGACTATTGGCGATGCTCTGCGAGGTCACGGTCAGCGACGAAGCGCCGTTGGAGCTGCGCAGAATACCCGAATACGTCGTGTCGTCGCTGAATTCGTATGCCGGCCACCCGCCGTTCAACGCTGCCGTGCTATTACTGCTCGCCAACTGCGTTGGCTGCTGGTTCGCTAATGTATCTTCCGGATTTAGCTGAATCAGGCCGTTGGAATCAAAACTTAGGTACATCGCTGAGCCGTTCCGAATTCCGCGAATGATGTCCCCGGCGCTCCGGCTACCCGTCAATAAAAGGTTACATTGATATCTGGGAATAGTTGTGCTGTTCCCGTTCACGTCCACGGTACTGACCAGCGCGTTGCATCTCTGCGCGACGGCGGAAAACGTTGCGAGGTCTAGTTGTGCAGGCTGCCAACCGCTGCGCAACAGCGCGTCTAACATAACCCAAGCTGGATTGTTGGCGAACACATTGCTTAGGTAGTTGCCGCCGGAATCGTATTGCGCGATTTGGAGGCCTTGAATCAGGACATCCACTTCGGGGAATGAGGTGCCGTTGGAAATCGAGTTGGGCACCACAAGCGACATAAATGCCATGCTCCCGTAGGGATCGCCCAACGGCTGTCCGGCGGAATTGCTGAAATCCGGATTGAAGCTGCCATTCCTGGTTCCATAACTAATGACGTTGTACCAACCCGTCGCCGTCATGTTTGTCCCGTTCACTCCCACCGGGATTTGTGTACTGTTCACAATTACAGTAATAACGCTACTAATTTGTCCAACTCCGAGCAGGATTTCGAAGTGAGTGAGATTCCCGTCGTTTCTGGCAAGGACGATTGGCGGCTGATACCATCCGGTTCCGTAGATTAATGGGACGAAGTCGTTATAAAGGGCTTGATTCGGCAGCGGTACGGATAATTGCGACGTTTTCGCGCCATAGGTGCGTACAATAATCGATGCGGGCACGAATTCAATGCCGCCAAACCTCCGCGTAACATTGTTCTGAGCGTCTGTGTCGAACATTCCTCTCTGCTGGCATTGCGTGCGCGAATAATCGCAGGTTGTGTAGGGGGTGCCCGCATTCATATTCCCCACGCCGCCGGTCTGATCCGGTGAATATCCGCACCGATAGAAGGGCGAAAATGCGCCTTGTGTTCCGCCGCTGACCGCCTCCTGCCGCTGCGCAGCGGTGCTCGGAAAGTTCCAGGGACAAAGCTGTTGAATTCGGACCTCGGGCAGGAATACGCGCTGTAAGTTCAGCGTATTGGTAAAACTAAGCCGCAAGGTCGATTCGGTGGATTGATCCGGCGGGTTTGCGATTCCGCGAAACACCACCTGGCTGTCCGAGGCCACCACTTGGTTCGTCAAGTCGAAGAACAAAAAGGTAACCACCAGATTTGAGCCTTTCCACCCGATATTGCGCTCAATCGAGGAAAGAAACGAATCGGCGTTGGCCAGTGTGATGGAGACTTGCGAGACTCCGTCCGTCGCGGCTTCCGGACTAGAGTTCAGATCGAAGAGGTTGTGCTTGAGAACGCGACTTAGATACTGCTGTGCATTCACAGTGACGTTATGAGTGCTCCAGTGCTCAACATCGCCGGTTGGAAGAGTACAATCGAAGAGAAATAGTGGCGTCCCGGGAACTTCGAGCTCTTTAAGAACGTTGATCGAGGTCATTCTGTAAAACGCTCTCTGGTTCCGCTGCGCGAGTTCATTGCAGGGTACTGATTAGGACAAGCTGACAAGCGTTCTGGTTGGGTGCGTTTGCGGTGAAGGAGAGTAAGTCGGATGAAAACCGCGCCGTCGAATAGATCCCTCCCAGGTCGATAGTCTTCTTATACAATCCCGCTCCGGGCTGTGCTTCCACTTGGGCCCCGAAGGCGTCCACTTGTACGCCTGCCGGCAATTGCACCCCGAAGGAGATGCCATCCTGCTGGACCGAGAGGCGTCCCGAGGTGGTCACGCGCAGCCACGAAGAGCCGGTAGTTACCGGCGTCAGAGAGGTCTGTCCTGTCGCCGCCAAAACCAGTTGAATCGTCGCTGGCACAGCGCTCCTGACATATACGCTGAAGCAGTAGAGAAACGAACTTGGGCCGCCTGTGCTCTGCACGATTTGTTGCGTTGTTTGCGCAGTATTCGTGAGTTGCATCGCGTCGCTGCCTCCCATCGGATCCGACACTCCTCCAGTTACCTGCAGCAACGGATCGGCCGTCCATACCGCTTGCGTCCAGTCCTCGCTCCACATCAACAGATTGTCAGTGGGATCTAAGAAGGTGAATGTGTTGAGCTGCCCTTCGGACACTTCAAACAGGCTCTCGATGGAAGACCGCTCGCCGTCGGTGAGGCTGGAGTATCGGAGCTGCCATTGCACTTTCTGCGCGCCCGTGTCTTCCATCCGGATCGTGTAGCCACTCGCAAGTTGATTGGATACGGTTCGCATGTTCGTGCTCCGCGTCACTGGGAACTGGGAGACAGCGCCGGTCGTAAGCTGCGGATAGTAGAGCATGTCAGCTCCCGTTCTCCAGCACAGTTAGTGACGTTTCGCCATTCCATTCACCTGCCAGAACCGCAGTCATGTTATCGCTCCCCATGCTGCAGTTCGGGTAACTCGTCCCGTCCCAGGGATCCGTGAAAGCGAAGTTTTCAGCCCGTCCCGCCATGGCGCGAAAGAATTCTTGAAATTGATGTAGCTCCGCCTGATCCAGCAGACTAAGCTGAATCTCCCAGCGGTGAAGGGGCGCCTGATAGCTACGGAAGCGCTGTTCGGACCCATCGACAAACTCCAAGGCCGTCGTCGAGAACGCAACGTCGCGCTGAGCCGGATACTGCATCACAGCGCCGGTCTTCAAGGTCGGAAACGTGTTCATATCTATAAGCTGGAAATTACGTCGTTCAAAGAACTGGAGTTCAAGATGGCCTGCTTCACTGCCATCGCTATGTCGTCGCTGTGATCCAGAAACGATTGGCTATCCATCGCGTTCACTTGAATAGTGACCTGTGGCGATGTGGTTGCCGTTTGCGCGCGCGGCTGACCCGTTTCTCCATAACTAACGGGCGCCACCTGCCCAGGCGCGCTCGCCGTCAGTCCTGCCTGTGATTGCATCGGCGCCGGCAACATATACGGAAGTGGCGCCGCGAGCGCCTGACCGCCGCCTCCGAACAAACTCAGCAGTCCGCCAAGCAAGGGCGACAAGCTGCTCAGCCCCCCGCCTAAGAAACTGGACGCAACGCTTTCAACCGTACTGCCAACCGAAGATCCGCTGCTCCCCTTGGAGCCAGTGTTCTGCGTCACCGCTTGCGTATTGTCCTGCAGAGCGCTGATCTGTGATTGTTGGATTGAGGTGAGACTGGTGAGTTGCGTCGTCAGCGAAGTCAATTGCTCCGTGACGTCGGAGCTGCTGCCTTGAAGCACTCCGCCAGCGATAGAACCGCTCGACCCGCTCCCTGAACCACCGTCCGCGGATGTCACCAATTGCCCGAGTAAGTCGCTTCGTGACACACCTCCAGCGCTGCTCGCTGGCAGAAGATCATCCCACTTACTTCTAGCCATCGTTGGTTTCCGCCCTCAATTCGTTCTCCAAGATAAAGATCGCGTGTACCAGGCGCGCCGGCAAATCGTAAAAGCTTGCCGCGCCTAAAAGCTTCCAGGCATGAAATTCCTCAAGCAGCGCCACGCTCTCGGATGTGATGGTCGACGTCGGACAGGTCGCGAGCGTTGTCCGCCCCCGGGCCCACACGATCGAAGAACTTGTAGCATCGTCATGCACCAGCCAACCGCACCTCCGCTTTCTCTCTAGACCGCTTTTTCGACACACGTCGCAGCTCCATGCGGCCTTGTTTCCAAGTTGAAAATGGAATGCGACGATTAGTTTTTTCTTTCGGGCTCGCTCAAGCCGCACTGTTCCTTGATCGCGCTGACTACCTCACGCGTGAGCTCCTCCGGACCCTTTTCCAACAACCCCACCGCAGTGGCAGGCTCGCCGTCGATGATCAATCCATCGATGCTCGAGAGACCCCAATGTAAGTACATCGCGTCGATTTCTTGCGCCAGGATGCTAGCTTCAATCTTCTCGTGGATCTCCGTGCCGGCTTCCAGGAATTCTGCCTTTCGGCTGAGCTCGCGCACTCGCCGGCTCAAATCCATCCGCCGCCCAAACGAGATGCGATGGATGGCGAATCTGACTCCCTGTACGGCCTTGGATTCAATTGAAATCACACTCTCGTACTGGAAGGCGCCGCCGTTGCGTGGAACCGTCGTCTCACCACCTCCAACCTCACGGAGTCCCTTATCCAAACGCGACATAAATCTCATCATTCACGCTTCCTTGCGCGCGGCAGGTCTGAAATTGCCACTGTAGCCGCTTGTCGGAATCATCGAAGGCCGGAACCTCCGGCACCACGCTCTGCATATAGATTCCGAACAACTCGCCCTGCTGCTGGCCAAGTTGCATCATCACTGGGATGGGCGACCTCTGGCGGGCGGCCTGATAGAGAGCCGCCGTCGCTGCATCGTCCTTCTCGTAAAGGCTGAAGTTGATCGACACGCCGCGTTGTCCAGGAGCAATCACGCTGGGCAGGATAGCGCCGAATTCACTTGCGCGAAGCTCCACATTATTTGCAAACGTCACATCGGCTTCGGTTAGGGTGAAAAAGCGCGTCGGCGTACTCCCCAGCCAAACCTGCCCCAGGTTTCCCGGAATAATCGAGTAACTAATCGGCGATACCGTGGGCTCCGCCGGAAAGCTCGACAATCCGAATTCACCGCTTTCAAAGCTGGCCGTGTCCACTAAGTCTTGCGCCTGCCCGCTGAAATCAAATTCGTGGAAATCGCCGTTTACTTTGATCGACAGCGTGTTTACCGCCATCCCTCCGAGTATTCGCTGAACTGCCGTCGTGGGGCTCCAGTAGTCATAGAGTGTCAAGCTCGAAAGGTTTTCCGCCGGTTGATACATGGTGGTCGGGCCAGTCTGCGAGCTCGCCGTCGGAGTAATCGAGAAGGGAGCATTGAGCTGAATGGTGTCGGCGTCCACCACTACCGTCACGAAGCGCATCTCTCCTCCGCTGGTTACCGCGGAACCCAGGGCCAAGCCGTGCGGCGCTGTGAATGCCAGAGTCGAAGAGCCACTCGCACTCGCAACCGTCCCTCCCGCCGATTGTGCCGGCGATCCCCCTAAGCACGCCTGAAACAGCACCCCATGGGGCGGCAGAGCACTGGGATTGGCCCAGTTCGCCATATAGGTCTTCAATCCGAAAGTCGTCTGTATCCGCAGCCCGCTGGGATTCCCGGCAAACGTTCGCGACCCTGTCTTGTCCGCGCGCTGGACCTTCTCGATCTGTTGCTTCGTCGTCAACTTCACCGCGGGAATTCGATTGCTCGCGGTAATCGTAGCGGCAGCGCCGTAGCTTTGTTCCAGAGCTACGTAGAACCGATTGTCATTTGAGAGGATGTAGGACATAGAAAGTCGAAAGTAAGCGCCCTGCTAATCCGCGCTGATCTCCAGAACAAAAGAAACTTTCGCGATTTGCAGAAAGTTGCGCCCACCGTGCTTCACTCCCCCAAACGCAACCTCATATCCGCCGTCAAAGAACACGCCATCTCCCCAGTCCCCGCGGCTGTTGTCCAGAACCTGCGTGACGGCGTCGACATAAGCTTGCAAGTTGGTTTCTAACTGATCGAGCCGATCCTGCGACACACGGGCTTCCACTACCATCTGAGTCTCGCCGGAAAACGCGCGAAATTTTTCGCGCAGTAAGTTGACCACTTTGTTGCAGTAAACGTACACCAACGGATAGTTATTGGCTGAGCTCTGCTCCGACAAATCCGGCGTCACGTTCTGCGCGATAATCTGCTGCGGTGTTATGGAAGGCAACTTCATCCCTTGCTGTAGATTCAAAGCCTCCACTGCGGCCGGCAGTCCGTCAGGCGCAGCCAGCACGCCCAATACTTTCTGTGTGCTCGGTCCCGCGATTTGCAGCATACTTAGCCTCTTTCGATCACCCGATGATCCACCGCGAACCAGGTTGGCTGCTGGCCTGTTGGCAGCGGCGTTCCCGGATTGAGCCCCGAGCTCATGATCCAACTGCTGCTTGTTCCCATGGGACTCTGGTTTTGTAGAGTTAAGGTGCCTGGTGACATGCCGACATAGACGTTCCAACTCGTCACATTTTGCGGCGGATTACTAACAGTCACCAAGAGCTGCTGTCCATCGGAGGTGCCCAATTGGGCGAAATTACTCGGCGCGCCTTCTTGCCCAGTCGCGTCTACCCACGTCACTGCAATATAGAATGTCCCACCGTTTGCAACTCCCGCCACGCTCGTCACCATGGGCACGGGAGCCTGCGGAACAGGATCAGCCACTAGACCAACTCCGATCTGAAAGTAAATCCGCGCGCTCGCCTTCGCTAGCGCCTCATATTCGGCCCACTTACCTTGATACCGATTATTGAGCTGATTGTTGTATGCGTCTCGATAAACCAGCGCGAGAGTTCTATGAACGTGCCACTTCCGCAATGGATCGGTGACCACAACATCCGTCAGGTGCCGGGAACGCGGCAATACCGATGAATCGTCCCACAATGAATAGTCGCGCCGATGCGGCCGCCGCAAGAGAAATAACACTACTTCATTCGCCAAGTCCTGCTGGGCCAGCAGAAGCTTTGCCGCCAGATCGATGTTCTCCGTGCTGGCAACAGCGAGGACCGAGTTCTCGTACTGTTGAAGATCCGCCGCGGTGCTGATGGAACCATCGTTAAATAGGGCCATTGTCGCTCGACGCTCTCTACCGCTTCTCCGCTCGCGACGCGCTCTTTATCGCTCGCAGATCCGCGTCCGAGATCACGTTCACTTGAACCTTGTCCGCCATCAACCGATGTTGCGCGTCCTCCAGTGCCTTTCGCGCCGCTCCTCGAAACTCGCCCGATTCCTCGGCCGTAGCTAAGTGAGCGTGCCCCTCTAAGATAAGCCGCGCTGCAATGCTTCGCGATACTTCGGCGAGCTGCCCTGCGCGTCCGCCATCCGGCGTCTCATGACTCACCACTACGACATGCGGCTCTACAATTTCCTGCTCGATTTTCCGCAACTTTTGAAAGAACACACGTAGGTCCATCCGGCTCCCTTCTTGCCCGCGGACAGGCGCGTTCCTGCCGCCCGCCCGTGTTGCCTCTTCAACTCTCTTTGTCGCTTAGCTATTGACTTGCACGCCAAAAGCATTTCGGAGAACTGCCGTTCCGTACAGTACATCCACGGTGAACTGCTGCCCCAGCGTGTTCGGCTGATAGCTCATCACCACACGGATTCCAAAGTTCCCCATCTCCGCGTATTCGGCGATGGCACCCGTTCCCGGGAGTGGTTGTGGCAGTCTGCGAATTACCAGCCCAATCGCGTCTCTCGCGAATGCCAGATTGTGGGTATTCACCGGTCCACTGCCTGTTTTCTGCACCAGTTGCGAGCGGAACACGAAGAAGTCCTTGATCTTTCCAACCGCTCCGTCCACGAGTGCCCGCAAGCCCGCGTCACCAGCCGAATAATACTCACTGAACCGTGGGATCTGTCTCATTGCGGAGTAACTCACCGGATCCACCACCAGGTACTTACTCGCCACCGCCGGTACTTTCGCTTGGAACAACGCCGTCTCCGCCTGGTCCACCACCGCTTCCGTCAGCGCGATACCAGCTGTTCCCACCGCTGCGTTCGAGCTGAACTGCGAGTACAAGCTCAAGATGTCCGACTCGATCCGCTCCGCGATCGCCACCACGGCTGGTTGCATGTAAAGCTTCAGTAGATCCGGCACCGCGAGCACCTTCGTGATATCCGGAATTTGAAACGTCGCCTCTACGTGCGTGTTCAGCACAATCTGTGCGTTTCCCAAGTTAGGATTCTGTGTCTGGACCGTGCCACCCTCCGCGATGTTATTAGCCACCAGGGTCGGAGGAATCGGCACGTTTACCGTGTCTCCCGCATTAGCCAGCGTAGGTTCATAGTCGCGATTGACTAAGTTGCCCATCACTAGGTTGCTTACCAGCGCCGGCAACGCGTCCACCGCGACCAGCTTCACGATCGCATTTGCTACATTTGCTGATGTAATTGTTCCCATTAGCCTTCACCTCGTTTGGTTGTTCTTGAACCTACGCCGGGCAACGCGTCCTTCCCGCCGCCTCGCCTGGCGCCCTCCTCACATGCCTCGCAGTGCTTGACTCGCCACCCTCGAGACCTCTTGGCGCACCTTCTCCAGTTCTTCCGGACTCATGCCCGGTCGAATCTTGTCAAGATCGAATGCGCCTGTATTCGAGACAGCCTTAGACCCCGATCCCATTCCGGATCCGCCGGTAATGCGCGCCGGCAATAGCTCCGGATTTTCTTGCACGAATTGCTTCAGATAGTCCCTCAGAGGAAGTTCTCCCGGGCCGTTTCGCGCGATTAACTGGCCATCGTCGCGCCGATGAACGTCGTCTCTCACCGCCCGATACGCCAGATCCACTTTCGCTACACCCAGCCGTTGTAGCTCGGCGCGAATCGACGAGCTCCGCTCCGCCTCTTCGGCCATTTCGCGGCTATGAACGTTCTCTTGAACCAAATCGTTCACCCGCCTTTCCAGGTCTTCGCGCCGCTTGCGTTCGTCCAGCAATTCCGCTTTGTATGCCGGCTCCGCCTTCACTTGCTCGGCGTGGACAAACTCCTCAATCACGCCGCGTATCAGAGAACGCAATTCGGTCCCATCCGTTTTTGCCTCTTCCATATGCCTCCCAAGAACATTTGTCAGAACATGCCATTCATGGTTGTTCTTGATCGATTTCGCGCCCGATCCGGTCTTTCACCTCCTGCCGGACGTCGCACAGGAACTGAAATGCAAGCTTCTTGAAAACTTGTTTTTTCAGAGTCGGCGAATCGATTCCCAGGCTCAACAGCTGCTGAGCGTCGCTTAATTCCGTGCCAAAATCACCGATGTCGAATTCATCCATCCCCGACACATCGATGCTCAAGCCGTCCTCCCGCGCCGCCTCAACGGCTCGTAGCACCCGCTTTATCGAATCCTTCACCGCGTCGCCGTAGGCCCGCAGCACCTCCTGGGTGATCGCATAATCACGCTGCTTACTTACACCCGATTGCGTTGCATTTCCCGACAAGGGTCCGCCTGCGTGACTTACATAGCAAACGCGGTAAATCTCTTCCTGCAATCTCGTCAAGTTGTCGGCGGCAATCTGATAGACAGTCCCCTGCGGCTCCGTCCACCCGAACCGGTCTTGCGGCCCCAGCTGTATGTAGTACGACTCGCCCATTACCTGATCCCAGTCGCGTTCTGAGTACACCACCGGCATCGCGAACAATCCCATCGTCAGCGCCCAGCCCAGCGCGTTGGATTTGTTGAAGTGCTCGAGTTGCAGCGAAGCCGCCTTGTTCAATAGCCATAAGCCCTCTGATACTCGTAGCTCAACCAGTGGCACCCGCGACTGCTTCGCCAGTCCATGCCGTCCTTCGGCCACCACCTCAACGCGGCCCTGCCTGCTGCCCTCTTCTACCCGCTCATAGATGCGGTACTTTTCTTTGTCGTAATACACCCAACGTGTTTGCTTCCACCAGCCGGCGTCTTCCAGTTTGTCCTTGCGCAGACTCTGCGTGCGCAAGACAACCCATTGATATTGCCCGTACTCGTCGTAACTCCAATTGATTAATTCATCGGCGGCGTAACTCACTAAGTAAGCCCGTGACGCCCCCCGTTCGTCTTCTTCGGCCCGCGTACCCACCGGTTCGTGCAACCTGGGGAAATCAATCAGCACATAGCTCTTTCCGCAAACCAACGCCTCTACGAACTGCCGTCTGAAAAACTCCGAAAGATTCGTGCCCTTCAGGTCGCAGTCTTCCGCAAACACGCTGAAAAACTTCTTGGAGAGTTCGCTGTTTCCTTCGAAGTTCAGACCTGGTTCCCTTCGGAATAGGGTCGCTGTGTACCAGTCCACGATCGAACCCACGTAATTCTCGTAGAAGCTCCGGCTCAGCCTTTCTACAAAAACGTCTCCGGGTTCCTTTTGACGCCGCACCAGGTACTGATCGGCGCTGGCGATAAACTGCGCGCCCCCTGCGTACAGATCGCGATACTGCCTCCACATCGCCCGCTTCGCCGCGTACTCGGGATGCTCGTGCGTGATGTCCGTACCAATGTTGCCAATGTTCATCAAGGTTCTTTCGTCGTCAAATGAGCCTTCGGCCCTGCTCGCCGAACATTACATGGGGCCGATATTCCTGCCAGATCAAGTAACCCAGCGCATCCGACAAATGCGTCCTCTTGGAGTCCCGCTCCTTATCGATCACGCTGGTTTCAGGCTTGAACGTTACCTCTTCGAAGTCCGCCACCAGTCCGGTGCACCGCGGATGAACCAAAAGCCGGACCTCTTCGTCCGCAGAAAACAACTTGGCGTTGACTAAAGCAATTCGTTCCCGCACACTCGGATTGCTCGGTGGCACCCGAAACTTCAGATTCCGGTAGGCCGTCCGCCGAAAATACTCCTTGATGATTTGATAATCCGTCGTTCCCGCTGTCTGCAGCCGCTGCCCAGACGCATCCCCGTAAATCACAATGCCCGCCTGATGATTTGGATACCGTCCATGAAACTCCTCGCAAGCCTGCAACGTGCTGGCCCGGCTTAGCACCACTTCATCCAACACCCGAATCTCTTCGCCGCTCGTCTGCGCCACAATCGAACTCATAGGATCCACGTTAAAGTCCAATGCCCAAAACAACGGCGATGTCCCATCGATCTCCACCTCCCTGAGGTTCCGATTGCGCTGGAATCCCTGATAAACCACGCCGGCTTGCACGTTAAGGTACTCGCCCAGCGCTTCCTGCTCGAAAAATCTTGGATCGTAGCTTCCTCGCAGTCGTTCGTAAAAGTCCGGTATCTTCTCAAGAACATGTCTGTTCTCGAATGGTTTTGCAAGCACCACCTCGTATCCCGGTATCGAGTTTCTAACGAACCTCCGGTACACCCAGTCAAACCCCCTGGGCGTCCAAACGCCGAATCCGCACAACCGCGACGCCCGCGGATCGCGCAACCGGCCTTCTAGTCGCAACCACGCCTCTTCCGTCGTATAAGTCAGCTCATCCAGCCCGAACCAGGCCAGGTTCGTCCCCCGCAGCCGTTCAAAGTCGTCTACGGCGCGAAAATAGATTCGCGATCCGGTGTCTTTCATCAGCAGCACCGATTCCGACTTATTCAACTGATGCCGAATACGATTACTTGCCAACACCTCTAGGAAGCTCGTCAATGTTGCGTCGCGCAACATTGGATAAGTCGGAGCGCCGATTAACCCCTGCCGCCCTGGATTCAAATAACTAAGCCGGATCGCCTCTTGGCACAGCGCTTGACTCTTCCCGGAACCAATCGGCCCGGAAAATCCTTTGAACCTCGCCGTCGAAACATGAAACTGATTCTGCGAAGGGAGCGGCACATAATCTATTTCAATCCGCAGCGTTTCTCCGCTGGATCTTTCCACGTAACGATGATCTCCCTCGGCTGCTCCTCTTCCTCCAGCTCGCGTTCCAGTTGCGTCAGCCGGATGAAATCCGCAAGCGTCACCTTACTATTCTCAATATCCAGTCTCTTCTCGATTTCAATGAGCAGCTTGGTGATTCGTTGCCTGCGCGTCCCTTCCAGAGGGCTCTGCGGCCTTTCTCGCAACTGCTTCTTCCGATTTGGTGCACGCGCCGTCATCTGGATTCTAGAAAAAAGGGGCGCTCCGTTTCCGGAAGCGCCCGCAAGCAA